GTTATGGAAAAGACATTGGGTAGGTATTTGAAACCGGAAGAAGTCGTACATCACAAAGACGGAAACCGATTAAATAATTTACCTGATAATCTTGAATTGTTTATCAACAACGCTGAACACACAAGTTACCATAATCAATATGCCTAAAAAGAAACAAGCAGAAATAGAGGGAGTAGATAAAGCCAAAAGAAATGATGACAAGTTTGAATCATTGGCACTTCAGGTTCAAGCTGAATATAACTTGGCGTGGAAGAATCAAAAGTCAAAAAAAGATGAAGCTGAAGTTCGGTTAAAACTCTATAATAATCAGAGGCGTGATAAAAAAGCCGTTGGTGATACTACAATGTTCACAATTCACCAAACAATTGTTGCTTCACTATATGTAGATAGGCTTGATTCTGAATGGGAAGCCAAAGAAGAAGGCGACGAGGGAGTTGCAGAAAACCTAGATGCACTTGCTAAAAACGATTATGACGATATGGAGAAGGATATTACTGATTATGATTGGATTTGGGACGCAGGATTCTTTGGAAGGGGTTTGTTATCTCTTGAAGAGTATATCCGCGAACCAGATAAAAATATTTACTTGCCATTACCCCACGTCATTGACCCCATTGTACTTCTTCGTGATCCCTACGCAATTTCTGTAAATGGCGACAGGAAAAGGCGTGGTTCTGCCCGATTCTTTGGTTGGGAACAGAAGATGACCAAGCAAGACATGGAAGAACACCCCCATATCTTTGAGGAATTAACTTTTGGCGAGTTATCTCACGGTGGCGGTACTAGATCAATTCTAAGGGACGCAATAGAAGCAAGAGCACAAGCACAAGGGTTGCAAAGTGTAAGTAAAGAGGATTCACAAAAGAATTTGGGTGCTAATGCTCAATACGATATTACCAAGTGGTACACCAATTACGAGATGAACGGTAAGGTTAGTAAGGTTAAGGTGTGGTTGGCAAATGACAGGAAAAAAGTTATCGGCATTGAAAAACTAGAAAAGGATTATTGGCAGATAATAGACAGACCCTTATATCCCCACTCTCACGATTGGGATGGAACTTCAATTCCTGACTTAACCGAAGATAAACAAAGGGCAAGAGCCGTTGCACAAAACTTGGGACTGAACGCTATGAAGGCAGACCTCTACCCAATGTATATTTACGATTCCAACAAAATAACCAACAAAAAGGATTTGAAGTTTGCTTTTAATAAGTTTATTCCAGTTGACGCAAAGAATGAATCAATCGCAGGTGCTATTGCTCCGCTTATTAAATCCCGACCAAATATGCAGCTTTTGGATTTTATCTACACTTCTTTGGACTTATCGGCACAAAAAGCCACAGCAACACCGGAGATTCAACAGGGTATCGTTTCCGAACAAAAGAGAACGCTTGGTGAGATAAATATAGTCGCTTCCAAGGTTGATACTAGGTATTCCCTGTCCGCAAAGATATTCGGCTGGAGTGAGAAAAGATTTTGGAGAATGTGGTATCAATCTTACAAAGATAACTTCAAAGAGGATATTGACGAGAAAGTATTAAGAATTGTTGGTGCTTTCGGTACAAAATGGCGAAAGATGAAAAAGTCTGACATTATTGCCAACATTGACCCCGACGTAAGAATTGAAAGCCGTGTGTTATCAAGAGCCAAACAATTAGAGGAACGCCAATCATTGACCGGATATTTCTCACTTGCCCTGCAAGAACCGACAGCCAACAGAAGGTGGGGTTTGAAAAAACTTGCTAAATTGAACGGACTTGAAAAAGATGAGATTGACCGATTATTTCCGCCAACAGTTGATGAAAGAATTGCGGAAGAAGAAAACGAAAAACTTAGTAATAATGAACCTGTACCAGTTTTGCGTGAAGATGACCACAATATCCATTTGGAAGTAAATAATATGGCAACTGATACAGAAGCCAAGGCTGCACACATCAGAACTCACGTTGAGGCACTATCTATAAAGAAAATAAGTCCGGAGTTATTTCCCGAAGAACCAGTAGAAGAAGGATTCCAGCCAAGTGCCGGTGGACAACAGATTTCTATTTCACCACAAGCAGGACAACAACAGCAAATTCAACCCAGTCAAGCTAGTGGAATGGGTATGCCAGCAATGCAATGAAAGAACCAGAAACAGAAAAAGAAGTAAACGAAGCAATTTCTGATTACACAAACTTGCTTAATAACAATGGTTGGAAGCGAGTTGTTGCACAGCTTGATGCAAACATTGAATTTTTAAGAAGGCAATTAGAGGGTGGTGTTGAAAACGAAAAAATGACAGACGTTCAACGAATTAGGGATAAAATTAGTTTGTCAATAGAAATGCGGGATACTCCACAAAATATGATTACCAAACTAGAATCCCCTGAAACCGAACCCGCTAGACCCGATCCTTACGATACTGAAGAAGATGTAAAAAAGAGAAAAGGTGAAGCAGTTGACAAAGAGGCAGAGGAGTAGGTACTATTAGTAAGTAGCCTAAAAAGGAAAAACCTATGGCAGACGAACCAACCAACGACAATCAAGACCCCAAAGGAGAACCTTCAAGCGAAACAATTACAATTGAAAATGTGATTGAGTTATCGCCTGACCAACTTTCAGACGACCAAAAAGCATTTATCAAAGATAATGTTGGTGAATTAACCGACGAGCAGAAAGAAACTTTTAAGGAAGTTATTGAAGCGGAAAAAGAACCAGAGGACATTGATCCCAAAAAAGTAAAAATTAAAACCCGAACACCAGAACCAAAGAAAAAAGGAGAACCCGAACCAACAGGAGATGATGATGAAGTTGATCCGGAAGATAAAAAAACTATTAGTAAGATAGTTGATGACAAATTGACCGACTTTACTGGCAAACTTGATGAGGTTCAAAAGGTTAAAGACCAACAGGAAGTTTCAGATTTTGTTGCTGATAGACCAGAGTTTAAACCCTATCGCGGAGTAATGCTTAAATATCTTGCCCACCCTGCTTATAAGAACATTCCGGTTGAGAATATAGCGAAAATAGTTGCAGGTGAGGATTTGCAAAAACTCGGTGCGAAAAAAGAAAGGGAAGCTGCCGAAAAAGCAAAGGCGACACAAGATAGTGGAACTACTGTTAGGAAACCGAGCAAAGGTAAAACTGATTGGCAAACTGCAAGCAAAGAAGAATTTGAAAAAAAGAAAAACGAGGTGATGGGAATTAGGGTGTAGGGGGTGAAAGTTGATGGAAGAAAAAACTGTTAAACAATTACGAGAAGCATTAGTAGAGCACGGCTTTGATAAAAAGGCTGTTGAGGGTATTAAAACTAAAGACGCTTTAATTGCAACTCTTGAAGCATTGAAGTCAAAAGACGTTTCTACTTTGAATCCGCCTCGTGATCCAAAAGAAGAAAGGGATACTGAAAAGTCTTGGTTAGCCAAAGCTGACAGGTTTGCAAAACATCTTGAAAAACAACCCAAAGTTAGAGTGCTTATCCCTCTTGAACCGAATGAAAAGGTTGGAGTTGTAAAAGAAGTTAGAGAAAGAGGAATTATCCAATACAGACACATTTCCGGTGCTGTTTGGAGTAAGACGTTCAATGGATATAAAGTGATATTGCCAAAGGGTGTTTATTACGAAGTGCCACAGCAAATTGCCGATAATATCTCCCAAGAGTTTACTCAAACACAAAGAGCAGGAGAACACTTAAAAGTTGATAGAATTGATCCACAAACCGGCAGACCAGTAAGGGATCAATTGACCAATTAAAGATAGGACTTGACAAAGGTGTTAGTAACTCTCTATTATTATATGTAGAACCGATTAAACGGAAAAACCGACGGCTTCGCAAGAGCCGTCTTTTTTATTGAAACAATATGGCTGACACAACAAGATCAGTTACTTACACAGGAACTTCTACCGGCACGATTGCTCGTGAGGTCAACAACTTTTACGACAGAGCCTTGCTTGAAAGGGCAGTTGCAGCCTTCGTCCACAACAGATTCGCACAGGTTAGGGATATTCCTGCTGGTTCAGGAACTAACATTATTAAATTCCGAAGATATGGTAGTTTAACCGCAACAACCACAGCACTTTCAGAGGGTGTAACTCCTTCTGGTTCGGCATTGAGTGTTACCGACCTTGTAGCGACAGTTCTTCAGTATGGAGATTATGTAACTCTTACTGATGTAGTCTTAATGGAAACTTACGACCCGATCTTGACTGAAACAGCCGAGATTCTTGGAGAACAGGCAGGAGATTCCTTAGACCAGCTTTGTAGAGCAGTTTTGGTAGCAGGTGCTTCCGAGCAGTTTGCATCAACCGCAACCACAGTTAATACCGTTTCGGCAGCTATGAAACTTGACCGAGCAGAGGTCAAAGAAGCAGTTAGAACTCTTAAAGGCAATAACGCAAGACCAGTTACTTCAATGATTAACCCTTCAACTGGTTACAATACGACCCCGATTGATAGAGCCTTTATCGGAATTGTCCATCCTAATACCACTTATGATTTGGACGACGCAACAGGATGGATACCAGTTGAGAAATATCCTAACAAGGATGATGTTATGCCGAATGAAGTCGGGTCATTAGCGGGTGTGAGATTCCTTGAATCAAGTAATGGATATTCCACCACAGGCACATTAACCACGGTTTATGGAACTTTAATCTTTGGACAAAATGCTTATGCTCAAACAAGGATTTCTGGAGAAGCGTTGAAAAACATTGTTAAACCTCTTGGAAGTGCAGGAACAGCCGACCCTCTTGACCAGAGAACCACAAGCGGTTGGAAAGCAACTTATGTTGCCAAAGTGTTGAACGCTAATTTCATAATAGTTGTATATCACGCAGTATCAAGCTAAAATAATAATATGGCAATAACATCAACACAAACACAACATCCAGCATCAGTAAACAACGTAGCAGTTGGAGCTTATATAACTAGCTCAACAGCCGCAG